GAAAGTGGTTGTGACTCCACATCCTCTAGTAACCTACCAGGTTCACCTGGTAAAAAGGCACCAAGATTATTTGGTCAGAAGTCAAATCTACAATCTGAAAGGATTCTAGATGATCTCGAATTGTTTAATACAATTGGAGGTCTGACTGTGTACCGAAAGTTTCAAAGGCTTTACAAACCTTTGTTACATGGTCTTGGTTACCAACAGACTTATCTTGATTACTTGGTCACAAATGCAGCCCAACTAGCTGCAAGAGGGATCCAAGTACAAGACGAAAAACCTATAGGAGGTGAAATTCACTTCTTACAGGAGCCTGGTGGTAAGCTACGTTCAATAGCTTCGCCTCTTAGGATACATCAAGAAGCACTTCGCCCTATGGGCAAATTGATTTATGATGTTGTCCGGTTACTGCCCTGGGATTGTACTTTCGATCAAACGAAAGCCCATCCCTACATTCAATCACACCTTTGGCAAGGTGGTCAAGTACACAGTGTAGATTTATCTAGTGCTACTGACCATTTCCCTCTCTCCTTACAGTTAACAGCTCTTCGAGCTATTTTCTATAAGTCAGAGTGGGACCACATTGATCTTTTTGAGGAGATCTCTCGTGGAATATGGAAGTCTCAACTAGGTGATCTATCCTGGTCAAAAGGTCAACCCTTGGGATTGTTTCCCAGTTTTGGCTCTTTTACCTTGACGCATGGACTTCTCCTACTTCATTTAGCTGGAGGTCATTATGACAACCAGTTCTTTGTCGTTGGAGATGATGTAATTATCTTAGACGATGGTCTAAGGGATAAATACATTGCTATGCTTGATAGAATGTCCTGTCCTTGGTCTGCTGATAAGTCACTATCTTCCAACTCACTCGCTGAGTTTGCTGGAAAGATAATAACTTCAGTTAGGGTTATACCCCAATTGAAGTGGAGAAAAATGTCTGATGACAATTTTCTCGATATCTGCAGGTTACTAGGACGGAAGAGCTACTGCCTACTCTCAAGTCGGCAGAAGAAGGTTTTCAAACAAGTTGCTCACTTATGTGATCCAATTGGTTTGAACTTCTCATTACCAGGTGACAACCTGGCTGAGATGCTTTACAGAACCTTAGACTTCTACCAACCAGAGAAATTTGTCTTAGGGTCCCTCATGGGCCTAAGAAAGAGAATAAACAGAAATGTTTATACCTCTTCCGAGTCATTTAATTTTGAACAATTAAATGAAATCTCGGCAACTTTCGACGAGAAAGTTAAGTCTGCATTGACTAAAACGGTCTTCAATCGATGGGAATCCTCAATTCTCATCGGGTTAGAAGCCTTTGAGTCTCTGCCTGTGGCTCTTGGATTGTCTCCAAGATTACCTTTTAAGGAAGTTCAGCCTTCTAGGTTGAGTACCCTTACTAGGTACGAGAGACTCCTAAACAGATAGAAACCTCTACGTCTAC